CGCTCACCTGAAGCTCGTGGTCGAACAGTGCCGCCAGAACCTTAACCGGTGGAAAAGCATCGCCAACCGTTTCAAGAACCGCCGGGGCTACCTTCCCCAAAAACCCGCCTATTGCGGTATCTTTAAATGCTTTTTTCATATTTAATTTGTTAGTCATTTATTGTCATTTGTTGTCATTGGTTGTTGTTCGTTGTTCACCTAACAGCCTACAGTCTAAAAGCCTACAGCCTAAAAACCTACAGCCTGATAGCCTAATCCCAGTAAATCTTGTAAACACATGAAATCAGTTTACTTTACAATAAATTCTAAAACACCTCTGGCATCAGGATAATTAGATGGAAGATAAAAAGTTACCAACAAAGATTTACCTTTCAGATTTTTGTATTTCGTAGGATTAAAGACACTCACTTTATTTACTTGTGAGTTAGCCTTTACGCTTGCCCCCCACATAGAACCACTTGATGTAGCGGTTTCCTTAAGTGAAAATCCAACGTTTTGATTTGTTTTATTATAAACCGTGATACTCTGACCTACCTGTAATACCGCTATATATTTGTTCTCCGTTGCCCCTTCCGGGACTGGGTTGTTATTAAAAACAATCGGCGGAATTGTTGGCGGTAAAGGAGTTACATAAAAGATGGATTTCCTTAAATCAACCCTATAATTATCTTTAAGATAGAGCGGTAGAAAGTCAAGGTAAAGATTACTCCATGTTTTACCGTCCAGAGGGAGTGCTATTGTCACATCCAGTTTACCATCTGTAATTGTTTTGGTAAAAAGTGTGGGCGTATGGGGATAACCTGGACTTGATACATTCCAAACATTTACACCTCCTACAACTAATTTACATTCTGGAAATACACCATTTAGCCATTTATCATTATATTGAAGCCTCAATCCACCAGGAACTACTGAATAAGTAATTCTATCAATTGCCAGCCTGAACATTTGAACAGTTAAATCTGGAATTAATAATGCCTGAACAGGAGGATATGAAATAGTGTGAGTAAATGAATGAGGATTGTTTAAGTAATCAACACCTGTTACTATTAGAGTTACACTTCCAGCTTGTATGTCTTTTAATCCAAAACTAACATAACGTTCATAAACAATAGTTTTGTTTAGTTTTTTCTCAACCAACTTAGAATCAATTGCAGTTAATGTCCATTTCTCATTATAAAGATACTTCGGTTTAAATGAATTAAAATAAACCTTCTGGTTAACGACAGGAGCATTATTCATTATTAGTTGTTCTGCGCCTTGAATTGGCATCTGTACCGTTTCCCATTCCAAAAATGGACACATATGTAATTTTCCAATTTCATCTCGTATGCTATTACTACCGAGAGTTACTTCAAATAAAGAAAGGGGTGCTGCTAACATTTGACCATTTTTCACTGAACCAGCGCCTTTAATACTTACAGGTACTAACTCCCTCAATTGTTTATTCTTAATGACACCAATTTTAATGGCAGTACCAAATTTTGCACCTGTTGCTAATTCAGGTGCAGTTAACTCCATTTCATTTAAATTATAAGCAAATGGAACAGCTAATGTGTCCTTTTTCCATGCACATGGCCTACTTAAAATTACATTCTTACCTTCAATCTCACCGAAAGCAAACACCGTGTCACCATATTGTAAAGGAATATTTAATCCACCATTAAACAAAATGATAAATCCTACATTATCACTTCCGTAACATTTAGGCAAACTACCTTCATTCAATGTTAGCGGGTTCTGCCCCGCAACTGTGATGCTTATCAGCATCAATAAACCTATAAGTTGATTTTTCATAACTTTAATTATTTTACTTTTTTACTGAATTTTTCGTTTCCGTGGCAAAGGCCTTTCGCAGTGCATATCCTCATGTTGTGTTTTTACTATCCCAAACTCGTGGTCAAGTTTTTTTAGTTGCTCATGGTCTTCCTGTTGTCCTTTTTTCATATTAGCCATTTCCTGAGCCAGCAGCTTCATCGAATTACTAAGGGTTATGTCAACCTCTTTCATTTCGTTTATTGCCTTTTCGGTGTTTTCGCCGCGGGCAATAAGTTTGCTGTAATTGTATGTTACCATGCTTGCTATCCATCCGGTTAGCAGCAACACAATAGCCATTATTATTTCGATGGTTTCCATTTGTTTGTTTAAAGAACCCCGCCTCCATAGCCCAGCCGTTCACGGCTGGGACTGTGGATGGTGGGCTGGTTATGAATGATCCGTCATTTTTAAAGGCTTATTTGCCTGTTCGGCTTCCGTAGTTTTGGCAGCAGAGCCTGCCGCAATGCCGTGTTTTACAGTGAGCAGTTCGGGCGATAATCCTTTTTGCCTTGCATGGCTTTCGGCTGCCCACCGCTTTCCGGGTTCAAACACCTGTCCATCGGCAGTTACCAAAACCATTTCAAGTTCAGGGTGATCCCCCAAAACCGTTTGCCCTAATTTTATCAGCTCTTGCTTTGTCATATTACTAAACTGTTGCGGCTACGATAGCACCAAATCCGGTAAGCGATTTTGCAAAGCATTTGTGATATAGTCTGAAGTTGACTTCGCTCTGTTGATATTCAGGGTTATCTTCGGCTTTTTTGTGGTACATTTTTACGCTGCCTAAAGCCTGTAAGGTGTTAGGAGCATAAAAGAATACCGACGAAACCTGGTCGGTTGTAGGTGCAGCGGCGGCATCAATTGCTTTCTTGGTAAGCACTGTGCTTACAACGCTGTACAACGGAGTTTTGGTAAACTCGTAAATGTCGAAACCGTACATGCGCAACACCTGGCCTTCGCGGATGTTCTGGTATTGTTTCTCAAACGATTCCGAAATCAGCAGCAGGTCTTCAACATGGTCGGGTGAAAGCACCAATAAACGGCCACTGCGTGGAACATCTAACGCATCCATGTGTTTCTTGGCAGCAATAATGTCGGCAACCAACATCCTTTTGCGGGCATGGGTAGCTCCGTTGGTGCCGCCGGAGGTTAAAATGAGCTTTGTGCCTGTTACAGCCGTGGTTGGTGCAATGTTGTGGATGGCGTACTCAGCCGTTTTGTCTTCCAAAACTTCACGATGCTGGCGGATAACGCTGCCTTCTTTATCGTAAGGCAAAGCATATAGCTCATCGTCGGTAATGGGTGTCCGTTTGGTTTGGAATTTATCCAAACTAATGGTAGCGTCGCTGTCGGTTCTGGCAACCATCGGTATGCCATTGCTGGTGGTGTAATTAACCAATACATCAGGATCGGCACCAATATCGGCCCAGTGAATTACATCGTTGTTTACGAGATCGTCGCGCCGCGGGATTGCACGTAAAAACTCTTTATCGTGACGGAACTTGTTTTGAAGTTCCGCTATCCATAAATCTTTCAATAAATTAGCCATTGTTTCTTATTTTTTTTTGATTTTTAATTGAGTTACTTTACGTAAGCCTTGCCGTAATTGTCCTGGTACAGGGCTGCAAACATTTCAGGGATTTCGTCTTGCAAGCGCAAAAGTGCTTTCGGGTCTTTTTCCTGGTAATCTTTCCAAGTCCATTTGCTTCTGTCCTGTGATGCCATGCCATCGCTTTTTACAAAATCGGCAATACGTTGCACAGGGTTAAGGCCGGCAATGATACGTTTTCCGTTTTCAAAGTCGCCTTTGAGCAAAGTTTTGTAGTATCCCTTTTGGGTTGCAGGGAATTTACGGTCGGCAACGGCTGCGCTCAGTATTTCGTTGATACGGTCGTCGAGCAGGCTGTTGAATTTAGCCTCTAATTTGTCGGCAAGTTCGGCTTTGGCTGCCATGTCGCCGATAGCATCCAATGCACGGTCAACAGTTACGGCGCTTTTAAAGCCAAGTTTCATCGAAAGGTCGGCGTTAACGTAATCGCCGGGGTTTGCCATTTTCGCCTCCAGGTCGGTAACCTTGCCGCTAAGTTCGGCAATTTTCGTGTCCTTATTCTGGATAGCTTCCAACACCTTATCTTCGGGGGTAGTTTCTGCCAGGTTAAGAACTTCAGTTAACTTTTTGAGTTCCATCGTTTGGGTTTTTAAATTATTAATTAATGAATTCATTACATCTACCATTTGTTTGCCATTGGCTGCATCGGCAATAAATGCTTTTTTTCCGGTTATCACAATCTCGTCAACCAGGCCTGCCTTTTTAGCCTCTTTGCTGGTGTACCAGGTTTCGGCGGCCATCTCGGTTTCTACAAACTTCTGTTTTATGCCGCGCATTCTTACAAATATCTCGGTAAGCATACCTTTAAGCGATTCAAGCATGGTTTTTTCACCATCACTCATCGCTTTGTTTTTTTCTTTGTCGGGCAAAAACGGGTTGTGAATCATCAGGCGGCCAAAGTCGTTCATCTTTACCTCTTTGCCAACCGTGGCAATAATGCCTGCCATACTCAGCGCAACGCCATCAATGTGGGTAGTAACTTTTTGGCGGCAATTGTACAAGGCAGTAAAAATGCTCATGCCGTGTATTACGCTGCCGCCCTGGCTGTTGATGTGTACATGTATTTCGCTGTATTGCCCTTCGGTTGCGTTAATTTCACGGGCAAGCGCATGGCCGTCAACATCGGTGCCTATTTCGCCATAAATGCCGAAGGCTATTTTGTTTTCCGACTTATTCAATACATAATTCATCTTTTGCGCTGGTTTTTTGAAATTAGCTGTAAAACAAATACGAAAATTTTAATAAATGGCAAAACGCTATCATGCTGATAGTAAACACTATCACCCCGATAGCGTTTCTCCTTTTTTTAAAGGTATTGTGCCACTTTTGGATTTTATAAACGGATATTATGGCACTAAAAGACAAAAGAGAATGGGCGGAGCTACTTTACAGCCGTACCATGATGACCCAGAAGGAAATTGCCGAAAGGGTAGAAACCAGCGAAACTACCCTTAGCAAATGGAAAGAACAATATAACTGGGATCAGTTGCGCACCAGCTTTTACATTACCAAAGGCCAGCAACTTAGCCGCATCTACCAACAAATTTCGGCTTTAAATAATGCCATAAGCGAACGCCCAGACGGCGAACGCTTTGCCAATACACGCGAGGCTGATATTGTGTGCAAACTCGCCGGTGCTGCCAAAATACTCGAAAGCGAAACTTCCATCAGCGACATTGTTGATGTGTTTATTGCCTTTACCGACTGGCTTCGCGAAAACGATTTTAACCGTGCCCGCGATATTTCGGAACTCATGGATGCTTTTATCAAATATAAATTATCCAAAAACTAATGAAATCTGTTGATAAAGATGCTTCACTGCGCTGGGACGACTACCGCGAGAACCTGAGCCGGGCAACCCCGGTTCCGGTGGAAACCGAAAAGGAGCAGAAAAAACGTATTGCCGAACTCGAAAAGCTCCCCGAATCGTGGTTTGCTTTCTATTTCCCTAACTTCTACTTTGCCGCTCCCGCCAAATTCCATATCAGCTCAACCAAACGCCTTATTGCCAACACCCGCTGGTACGAAGTGCGCTGCTGGAGCCGTGAACTTGCCAAAAGTACACGCGGCATGATGGAAGACCTTTACCTTGCCATGACCGGACGATCTTCAAACTTCCTGCTTATTTCGCACAGCTTCGATAATGCCTGCGAGCTGCTCATGCCTTACATGATAAACCTCGAAAGCAACAACCGCCTTATCAGCGATTACGGACTACAAAAAGGTGTGCGCAACTGGGAAGTTGGTAAACTTGTTACCAGGAAGCGGTGCAGCTTCAGGGCTATCGGTGCAGGGCAGTCGCCACGCGGTACCCGCAACGAATGGAAACGCCCCGACGTAATCCGTATTGATGATATTGATACCGACGAACGCTGCCGCTCCGAACGCCGTGTAAGCGAAACATGGCAATGGATCGAACAGGCACTTATCCCAACAGTTTCGGTGTCGGGTAGCGCACGTATTGTTTTCCAGGGCAACCTTATCAGTAAAAACTCGGTAATGGCGCGTAGTATCGAAAAAGCCGACCATGTTGATATTATCAACATTCGCGATAAGCACGGCCTTAGCTCCTGGCCTGAGAAAAACACCGAAGAACACATTGACTGGATTCTCTCCAAAATATCATACATCAGCGCTCAAAAAGAATATTACAACAACCCCATTTCGGAGGGTACGGTATTCAGGGAGATGCACTACAAAAAAATGCCACCGGTTGATGTGTACAAATTCTTAGTGGCTTATGGTGATCCTTCGTTTAAAGATACCCGCAAAAACGACTACAAAGCCGTGGTAGTCATGGGCAGGCACAAAGACGAATATCACATCTTAAAGGCCTACGTTAACCAAACCACCACTGCCGAAATGGCCAAATGGTACATCGAAATATGCAATACTTTCCAGGCTAAAGTGCCTGTGTATTATTACATCGAAGGCAACGCAACACAGGATTTGATTGTAAACCAGATTAAACGCACTATTTTCGATAGCCAGGCCAACCTGCACATCACCACCGACACCCGTAAAAAAGGCGATAAGTTTTCGCGTATCGAAACCGCTTTGGAACCCATCAACCGCGAAGGTAAGCTATACCTTAACCTTGCCGAAAAGGACAACCCTCACATGAAACTTTTAGAGGAACAGTTCCTTGCCATCGAACCATCGCTTCCGGCTCACGACGACGGCCCCGATGCTGCCGAAGGTGCCAAATATATTATTGACCGCAAACAGGCCTCACTAAACCCTATCGTTTTAGGCCAGCGCGGCACAGGATCATATTCAAACAAAAAACGCTTTTAATAATATGTACCGGGATGCAAGCCCTGCAAGGGATGGCAGCCCTAAATAATTTATAAATCATGTTTCTATCAAAAGACGAATTACGAACCCGCTCCAACATCGAAATTATTGATGCCATAACCCGCAACGATAACACCATTGTCGAAATCATTATCAGCGAATCTATCTCCCTGATGAAGGGCTACCTGAGCGCACGGTTTGATGTTGCTCAGATATTTGCCGGTTACACCCCGCCCGAACCCGACACACGCGATCCGGTGGTGGTTAAAATATTAAAGGACATCGTAATTTACGAAGTCTATTCATCGCACAACCCTAACATAATGAGCAAGGTGGTTAACGATAACATGGAACGTGCCATCAACTGGCTTAAAGAAGTGCAGGCCTGCCACATAAATCCCGACCTGCCTAAACACCCCGATCCGCAAACCATCAATTACGTCATTGCAGGTAGTAACCCTAAACGTTCTTTACATTATTAATCATTTCCCCTGTACTCACCCCTCCCCAATTTGGGGAGGGGTTGGGGTGGGGCTAATATAAATATCATGGAAAAAACTCTTGTTTCAAAAATCGAAATCCGCGAAGTTCACCGCGACACCAAAGACATATCAACCTGGCGTAATGCACTCATTTATGCCGAAGCCATTTACAACCCAAACCGCCAGCCGCTTTACGACCTCTATTCCGACATCATGCTCGACGCGCATCTTACGGCACTTATCAACAAAAGGGTTAATGCTATCGTTAACCAGCCGCTAAAGTTCGTCAACAACGAAAAAGAAAACGAAGCCGTTACCGATATGCTCAACACCGAGGCTTTTATCCAGTTGGTTACACACCTGCTCATGGCTAAGTTCTGGGGCTTTTCGCTGGTTGAATTGCAGTTCGACACCGAAAACAACGCCATTACACCTACCCTGATTGACCGCCGCCATGTAAAGCCTACCAAAAAACTCGTGGTTAAATATCCGCAGGATATGTGGGGAATAGATTACACCAAGCCGCCCTACGATAAATACGTTATTTTTTCGGGACAGGACGAAGACCTCGGTATTTTGCTAAAGGCTGCACCACACGTGCTTTACAAACGTGGCGTTATTGCCGACTGGGCGCAGTTTTCCGAAATCTTCGGAATGCCGTTCCGCAAAGGTACTTACGATGGTTACGACGATAACGCCCGCCGCCAGTTGGAAGGCGCTATTAAAAACGCCGGATCGGCAAGTTACGCCATCATTCCCGAAGGCACCAACATCGAGTTTATCCAAAGCACCGCAACCGGCTCAACCGACCTGTACAACGAACTGCGCAAAGCCTGTAACGACGAACTTTCGGTACTTATCCTGGGACAAACCCTCACCACCAACCAGGGCGACAAAGGCGCACGATCGCTGGGCGAAGTACACGCCGAAGTTGAAAGCATGATTAATGCCGAAGACCGCATTTTTATTATGAACCAGCTAAACCATAACCTGCTGCCGCTCATGGAACACCACGGCTACGACGTTAAGGGTGGCAAGTTTGTTTTCGACGAAACCGAAACCATTGATACAGCAGTGTCGGTGGATATTGATTTGAAGCTCGCGCAACGCATCCCCATTTCAGATGATTACTTTTACGAAAAATACAACATCCCCAAACCCGACAACTACGATCAGCTCATTGCCGAAAAACAACAACAAGCCGAAGCCCTCAAACAGCCTCCCCCCGACCCCCTCCAATTGGAGGGGGAGGAAGAATCCCGCTTTAAGGCGGGACAGGGGGCAAAACAACAAACACCTTTGGCAAAGAAAGGATTCTTCGATTTTTTCGTAAAAGCCCCGTAATAGCGGGGCCGCAGTACCAACTCTGCCCGGTGTGCGGTGGTTCCCAATTCCCCGCCAATTCCCCTCCTTTGGAGGGGCAGGGGTGGCCTCTTAATGCCGCCAAAAAACCAACTAAAGAACAGCAAAAGCACCTTGCCGAACTCGAAAAAGCTGCCCAAAAAATGGCTAAAGCCATTTACGACGGCACACTTACCCAGGGCGACATTGACCCCGAAATGACCACCCTCGTAGCCAAACACCTGCACGAAGCCGTTCTTAAAGGTTACGGTCTTACCTCCCCCCGCATCGGGGGGAATGAGGGGGGCATTGCCTATAACACCCCCGACCACGAAATGCTTGCCAACCTCCAAAAAAATGTTTATTCGTTTTCGGCTGCCAAAAACTACCAGGAACTTAAAAGCCTTACCCTGGCACTTACCGGCGACGACGGCAAACTGCGTAAGTTTAAAGACTTTAGCAATGTAGCAAAGCAGATTGATAAACAGTACAACGTTACCTGGCTGCAAACCGAGTACAACACCGCCATTGGCAGTGGCCAGATGGCCGGACGATGGGTTGAGTTTGAAAAGAATAAGGATATTATGCCTTTACTAAGGTATCAAACCAGTGGCGATGCCCGTGTGCGCAACGAACACCGCGCCCTGGATAACATTACCCGCCCCGTTGACGACGATTTCTGGGATAAATACTACCCGCCCAATGGCTGGGGCTGCCGCTGCGATGTGGTGCAACTGCCCAATGGCACCGAAACACCCGCCGACAAACTAAACCACCCCGAAGTGCCGCCAATGTGGAGCGTTAACCTTGCCAAACGTGGCCTTGCCTTCCCTCCAAACCATCAGTATTTTAATGGTGTGCCGGAAGTGATTATTGAGAAAGGTAAAGATTTGATTGATGATTATACTCAGGAAGATATTGATAACTTAATTAAAGTGCCGGATTTTATGGAGGCTTTGCGTGATGTCAAATCTGAAAATATTAAAGACAACTTTTTACCTAATCATACCGAACATGAGATAGCCTCTATAAAGTGGTACACTGGCAGCGGGTATGAGGATTTAAACAAAAACTTATGGAAGGGTATTTCCGATAAGACTACAAATTCGTATGAAAAGGTATTAAATGCCGCTTTATCAAAATTAGAAAAAGACAATAAAAAAACCTATTTCAGGGGTACTGGATTAACAAAGGACATTATTGACCAGTATAAGAATCATTGGGAAAATAAACTGGTAAAAACCGAAAAGGCTTTTATTTCAACATCTTTAAATGAGGGTTTTGCAAAAACAATGAAAATTACAATGCAAGATGAATATCCTGTAATGTTTAAAATCTATGGAAAAAATGGACGTAATGTTAGTGGAATATCTTATAAATCTAATGAAGATGAGATTTTGTTTAAAAGCAAAACAGAGTTTAAAGTAATAGATTTTGAAGAGGTTAAAAATGAATTTGATAAGATAGAATATGAGATCAAACTTGAGGAATTTTAATCTAAGCCGTAGCTGCTTCTTACTTTTTTCTCAAACTTTAGAGCAGTTTTGCGATATTCTTCGCGCTCTTTTTCAGTCATTTTATCCCATTTTTTCTGGGATTCTTTTGAAGCCTTATCAAATAATTTTTCTATTTCAGGTGAAAACGGCATAATCTTATGTATTTAATTGGCAACAAAGTTAATACACAAAACATAAATATCAACAAACGGATAAAAATAATTTTAAAATGAAACATACAGAAGAAATTAAAATTCGATTTACTTACGATAACGTAAATCTGGAATCGGTTAACAGCAAAGTAAGCCAGCTTATTGATGTTTTTGTCGAAAATGAACTTGTTTTTGTCGAAAAAACAAACCTCAATCGTGGATTAATAAAAACCAGTTCGGGTATTGCCGGCGCAGCAAACCTATTGCACGGCCTTCTTTTAGGCCATCGGGATGCCAGGTATTATAATGATGAAGTGCTATTGAGGCCAGAAATTAAAAACCTGAAAGAGCAAATTGAAAAAGTGCTTATTCAGGCTCTTGATGGTGCAAAGAATCAGCTATGATTAAATTATTAACCTACCTCCGTGGCCTCCGTGCCTCCGTGGTAAATATTAAAACTCATGCAAACTTCAAACCCTTTTAAAGCCAGTTTAAACGCCGTTGCAACGGCCATTAAAGGCTTACCCCGCAAAATTGGGGCGCAGGCGGTTTTGTTTTCAAAGCAACGCTTCAGGGAGCAGGCCTGGGCTGATAATGCTACCCAACCCTGGGCTAAACGTAAACGCGGAGCTAAACGCGATTCAGGCCGTGCCATCCTTAAAGATTCAGGCCGCCTGCAACGCTCCATCAGGATTATCAGCGTAACGCCTAACAGCGTAACCATTGGCACCGACGTACCTTATGCCCAGGCGCACAACGAAGGCTTCCGCGGTACGCAAAATGTGCCTGCCCACACCCGCAGCCGATACGCCAAAGTAAAGGTAGGCACAGGCAGCTTTTCGGTTAAAACCCGCAAAGAACGAACCCGCACAACCAAACAAGCTGTTGATGGTGGCGATTATCCCGTTAAGGCTTTTACACGTAAAATGAACCTGCCCAAACGCCAGTTTATCGGCAACAGCCAGGTACTCAACAACCAAATAAAAAGGCTCATCACCGCCGAAATTAACCGGGCAATGAAAGCATAACCCCACCCCCATCCCCTCCCCAAATTGGGGAGGGGAGGAAGACACGACGCTCCCAGGAACTTCGTTTCTTCCTTCCCCCCATTTGGGGGGACTGAGGGGGGCAAAAATCATAAATCTAAAATCATAAATCATGGAACTCCTGTATGCAAAACTTATCGAGCGGCTTGCCGCAAAAGCCCCAAGCCTCCAATACATTGACCTGGATACCGGGCAAATTGACAACGAAGAACTAAACTACCCCATCCCGCTACCGGCTGCCCTCATTTCGTTCGACAGCATTGGATGGGACACGATGGGCGAGCTGGTGCAGGCCGGAACGGTTAACATTACCGTGCGCGTGGCATTCCCCATTTACGAAGACACCAACCAGCTTACACCGGCGCAAAGCCGCCTCGAAGGCCTCAATAAACTGCTGATATTAAAAGAGGTGCATGCTGCCTTGCATGGATTTGGGTTTACGCATTTTAACACCCTGTCGCGCTACTCAACCACCACCGAGCGCCGCCCCGACAATTTAACCGTGTTTTCGATGGTTTACAAAACATACCTTACCGACACATCGGCCAGGCCACACACCACCCCAACCGATCTGGCCGCCCAGATAATTATGGCAATACCATAAAAAAAGCCCGTAAAAGGTTAATTCCTTTTACGGGCTTTCGCTTTCGGTCTCACGCCTCATTCCTTATGGTTTGTAACTGAATCATCGGCATGGGTAAGCTCATTAAAAAGCCTCCTGGCATTAATGCCCAGATAGCGCTGGTAGGTTGGTAATGCAATATAAAACTGCCGCTGGATAAACCTCAGATAAATCTGCTTTTGTGATAACCCGTTGTTTTGCTCACGCAGGGTGATTTGCTGTACTTCAATAATTTTGTTAATCAAATTAATGTTCATCCTGGTAAATGGTTTTTATTAATAATAAATCCCTGTGGGGCTATAATTGCCTTTTATTACCCCACAGGGTTATAATACATTCCCTCCAAAATAGGAGTGCAAACTATAAATCATCGCTTCACGTATCACTTCGCCATGCCCTGTGGTTTCAAAATGCGAAAGCACGTAACG